AAAGGTACGCTACTGACCCTTATTTAACGTTTCCCAACGCATTTTTAACATTTGCAAACACTTTGTGGCACGGTTTTTGCTGGGTCGCCACTTTACCGTTTTTTAACATTTCGCCACAGACTTTGGCACGGTTTTTGCTATGGCTCACATTTAACATCTTTTGCACAAGTTTGGCACGGTTTTTGTTATGCGTGTGCGCCCGTGAAATTGTTTCACGTGGAACACTGCCACACCGATGCACGAAATAAAAATGTTTCACGTGGAACACATTGTTAAACAAAGTTAAAAGAATAATTTAACACAAAATAACACACAAACCGCTTGCAGGTGAAATAAAATGCTTAACTTTGCAGCGTGTTAAACAATTAAATACTTATCAAAATGAAAACAGATTTAATGTATCAAAATCAGAAAGTGTTAAACGCATTGCAAGAAATGTTATTGCAGACTAAGAAACACGTTGACTTTTTGGCTGCAAATGCGCCCGAAATTCGTACAAGTTTGGAAAGCATTGCCGAAAGCCTGCAAACGGGGTGTGATATTTTGGAAAATCAAATCGTGTTTAACCGTGATACACGTAATAAGTTTGCAAAAGAAGTCGCCTGCAAAAATCAAGCGTATGACTTTATCGCAACTGAAAAACTTATCGGGCGTTTCAAAACCTTTTGCGAATGTTACCCCACAAACTTGTACATCGGTTTAACGGGCGTTGAAATAATGAAAGACAAATAACAATCAGCAAGCGAAAAGAAAAGGCGGTAACAATCAAGTTGCCGCCTTTCTTTTTATCCTGCCTTGCAGTTACTCAATATAAACTCCGTCAGACAAAGCCGCATATATCATTTCTTGTTCCTCTGTCAGCATTTCGGCGGTGTGTATGGGTGTAACATCATCGAACACGTTAAACCCTCTGAAATCGCCTAAAATGCCCGTTTGTCTGTCATTGTTTCGCCCGTTGCTTGCGCTCTCGTACCACTTGCAGTAAATGTAAGGTTCTAACCCGTAATATAACATTTCGTTCCAATCATCGCCGCCCACGGTTTTAACTTGGGTACTTGGTGAAAGGTATATTATTTCGCTGCTTGGTTCGGTTTCCTCAACTTGAAATACAACGCCGTTGCAGGACAAAAGCGCAACCCCGTTGCCCGTTACCACGTTTATAACGTACTGCAAAGCTATCGTTTTGCCTGCATAATCGGTATTGAGGTTTACAAAGCCTGCAAACGGCAAAAAGAGTTGTATTTCGCTTTCGTAGTCGGTGTTGTCCTCATTGTGCGCTGGTACTACCGCCGTGCCGAAATCAAGCGTTATTTTGTCTTGCGCTGGCTGGTGGCAAGATACGCCCGTATTGTAGTTGCCGCATCGTATTACATCGGTGCTGCTTGCGCCTATGTTGGTGTAAACACGGCGTATTTTGTTCACGTATGCGCCCAAATCTATGTTTTCATAAATCTGCATACCTGTTTCGGGGTCTGTTCCCGTTACCTTGAAAAACCGTTTGCCGCTAAACTCTGCCAACTCGTCAAGTGTTACCAAATACACGTTTATTGCGCCGTACTGCTGCCCCACAACTGCCACGGGGTACGCTTGGGCATTTACAGAAAGGTTGTCCCAATCGTTTTGCAAAACAAGGCTGCCCGTTGCCGTTTTCTTGTCAGCCGAAACGGTCAAATCTTTGCTTGCAGGGTAGCCGTCTTCGTTATAATAGAAAATGTTGGGTGTGCTTTGTTCCGTATCAAACGCCGTGTTTTCGTTCGCTTTTATAGTCACATTAAGCGTTTCACCAAATTGCAAAAATTCGGGTAACGGTGGGTCGGCATAACAATTTGAAAAGTTTGTTTCAATGTTTACCACATTTACAAACTTGCCCGTCAGTGTTACGGGTTCGGTCGGGTCTAAATCGGTTATCGTTACCTTTGCAAGGCTGTAATAACTCAAAACCTCGACTTGCATATCTACCGTTTTTTGTTGCCCGTCCGTGCTTTTGTAGCTTGCTTTCGGGTCTATAAACCGAAAACGTGGGTAATGCTGGCTTTCAACGGTTATCGTTGCGACTTCACCGTCATACGTATGTTCTTCTTTCAGTGTGCCCGTCATATTGTTTATAACGGTTATTTCGGGCGTTCCCTCGCTGGCTGTCGTACCCGTAAGCGTTATTTCGTTGTTTGTTCCGAAATCGTCATTACTCCAACTTGCCGTTTTGCCGTCCTCGCTTATTGTCATATCCTCGCTTGCAGGGTTGTCGTAACCGTCCGTAAACGCTATTTTTGCACTCGTAATTATAAACCCCTCATCGGCTGTTACGTTTACGCTGCCGCTCCAATTTCCACTCTTAACGCCCGTTGCGGTTGTGTTGGGTATGTTGTTTGTAACATCTAACTCATTATCTAAACGGGTGTTGCCCGTAATTTCAAAAGCCGTGTTTGCGTCCGTGTCATACACATACGCCCACACTTCCAAATTAAGGCTGTTTCGGGGTGTCAAAACAAGCGTTTGCGGTTGTCCGCTGGTATCGGTGTAAGCGGCTGTAATATCGCCGTCAAACTTGTAACCGCTTTTAGCGTTCAACTTCAAATACCAAAAATCGCCGTAACCCTCATCGCCTTGCCACTTGCTGTTATCCGTGCTGTTAGGTACTTTATTTGTTACTGCCATATCCTTTTAATTTTCGGTTGTTCCTTTTAATGTTACCATAATAATGCCGCCCGTGTCATTGAGTAAGCCCGTATTTGCAAACGGTACTTTCTCAAAATTCGGGGTGCGCTTGTAAACCGTTTCACGGTTTGAAATATACGGGTCGGGGTTGTCGCTTTCAGATACACGCCCCGTTGCCGCCAAAATTTCGCTTTCGTAGGTTTTAAGCACGTCAATACGCAATGCAAGTTCGTAGGCGTTGTTTCCCTCAAAACTTACCCTTTCCACGAAATAATACCGCCCCAAATCGGGAATATAACAATAATTGAAAGTCGGTCGGGGCTGCTTTCGTAGTGTAACGGTCGGGCGCAACACATCGAAAGTTTGCCGCAAATCGCCATCAATCGCCGTAAAGTCGCCCAACTGCTTGTTTACCGTGTTGGGGTGTCCGTTGTATGAATAAAAGTTTATCGTTGTCATATCTGCAAAGAAAAAAGGCGGTGCGGTGCGCTTTCACCTGCACCCACACCGCCCAAAGTTAAACAATCTAATACCTATCAAGTTACTTGATAAAGAATACTACAAAGTTTTCGTTTGTGTCGTTGAAATATCCAGCGTCAAACTTGTAATAGTTGTTGAAAAACTCTGCCTTTGCGTTGTAGTTGGTTGTTACCCGTCTGTCAAGATTGCAAACGCCCAACGCATCACGGTCGAACATTACGCCCAACACGCCCGTAATTTCAACATCTTTGCCGCCGCTTTCCTTAACCTTAATGTGTCCCGTGCTGGCAAAGTCGTAGTTATTTCCGCTACCCTGCCAAAAAGGTACGGTTTCGGCTTGCGGCAAAAGCACATCGCCACGGTTGAACGTGTCTGAATAAAGATAGGTTTGCGCTGCCTTTGCAAAGGCGGACAAAAGTACAACGTGTAACATATCTTTCGGCGTAAATCTTTCCTTGCCGCCAACATTGAACACGGTGGAAATGCTTTGCAGGCGGTCGGCATACGTACCCATAATGTAAGACGCAAAGCGGATAAAATCGGGGTCGGTTATCGCCTTTGCAGCGGTTAATTTCGTGCTTGCGCCTGTCTTGTCATTGTACAACTTCAAAAGGTTCACACATCTTGCAGTGCTTGCGCTGGAAAGGTCTGCCTCTGCCATATCACCTGCCTCCGTTGCTCCAAACGCTTGTGCATCAGCTAACACGGTTTCCGCAATCATATTGTTAATTGTACGCATTATCAAAGCGTCTGCCTTGATAGTCATCGACTTTTCAACGGCTGCATAAATCATCGAAATAAAGCCGTTGAGTTGTGCGGCGTTGCTGAAACTTTCCTTAACCTGTCTTTCGGTGATTGATACGGGCACTTCAAACGTAACCTTGCTGTTGAAAAACTTTGCGGTAACGGTCGGTTTGTGGAAAACATCTTGGTCGTAACTCTTCTTGTCCTGCAAATCCCACGTGTCGTTTTCCTCTGCTTCGGGAACATCGGCACTTATTTTTTCCAACACGCTGCCAAACTCCCACGCATCCATTAAAACGCTCGGCACTTTGCCCGCATAAGGTCGGTTTACGAAAATCACTTTGCCGATATGGTTTACAAGTGATTTTACGTAATTATCCACTGCATTTTGGTTAAACACTTCCGTGCCTAAATCCACAATTCCCGTTAAATCGTCCTGCACAATGTCAGTCTTTCCCAGCACTTCACTTGAAACGCTGTTAATAATCTGGTAAATCTGTTTTACGTTCATATTGCTAAAAATTAAATTAGTTATTCGTAAATACTCGTTGTTATCTCTCTTACAAGTGCAAAGATAATGTTTTTTCTCCAATTATCACGCCTTAACTGCAATTCTTTTGCAATTTCGGTCGAAATTGATTTGCTTGCGCCCGTTCCTTTGCTCGTTTCGGTCGTTTTGCGGCTCTCTGTGCGGTTTCTTTCATCGCCCACGGTCTTTCGGTCGCTGTCTGAAAAATCGGTGTCATTAAACGCCTTGTTTGCGCCCGTTTCGGTGTTGTCGGTGCTTTCCTGCAAAGTTACGGTTTCCGTCCGTTCAACTTGCCCCGTTACGGGTGTCAGTACATCGTAATCGGCTAACATCGCCGCCGCTTCACGTTCCCAGCCTTGCACGTTTACCGCAATCACCGCCGAAACAACATCGCTTGCGTTTTCGCTGGTTATGCTGCTTACAACGGTCTTGCCGCCGTACATCAGTAATGCGTAAGCGTCTAACTTGGTCGGGTCGGTATCACCGAAAATTGCGGCGTACTCTGTCGGGTATTCGGTCTTGAAAACCGTTGCGAATATCCCGTTACCCTTTGTAAATAGTTCGCTGTATTTCATTGTTTATCTTTGTTTTCTTCGTTTTCTTCTGTTTCCTCTGTTTCCTCTGTTTCGGTATCGTTACCGTCCGTTTCCGTTTCCGTTTCTTTCGTTTCCTCTGTTTCCTCTGTTTCCGTGTCGTTTCCGTCTGTTTCGGTGTCGTTTCCGTCCGTTCCCGTTGTTTCGGTGTTTTCCTCTGTCGGGTCGGGTTCTTCTGTCGGGTCGGGGTTTTCCTCTGCCGTTTCCAAATCAGCCGCCAAAGCGTTGTAATTATCTCTTTCCAAACCCCAACTTGAAGCAAGTTTAACCGAAATTTCGGTGTCAAACATTGCGTTAATCTTTTCAACTGCATTTTGTCTTTCTTTTAGCATATTATCCACATACGGCAAAAGTACATCTACATTCATACTTACCTCGCCCAAATTGAGCCGTTCACGCTTCATATTATAATTTGCGTTTAACCCCAATTCATTGTACATACTCGCTTTGTAGTATTGTATCAGTTCAATAAGTTGTGTAATATACACGCTGTTTGTGGTCGGGGCTGTCTGCATATTTACGCCTTTAAAAAAAGCGTTTTCCCCGATAATTGAAAATTCGCCGTCTTGTATCTTGCGCAAAAATTCCTCGGCACTCTGTTTTGTCTTGTCATCGCTGGCGCTTATAAGCATCGTGATACGGGTCAAAATGCTTGCCGTGTTCAACGAAATAAGCCCGTCAGTATGCAACACGGCATACCGCCCAATAAGCGGCAAAAGGCTTTCGCCGTTGCTGTCATTCTCAATCAAAACCCCGTCTTTCTGTATATCGTAGGTTTTGTTTAACTTTATTGCAGGGTTCGCCACGGTGTAAAGCGTTGCCCGTCCGTAAACATCGGGTTCGCCTCCTTTGCCGCCCGAAAGCGCATACAAAACCCCGTCCACGCTGGTAACAAAGGCGTTGCCCGTGGTCTGCAAAAGCCGTTCCAATTCCTTTTGCGGTATGCTGTCGGGCAAACCCTCATACTCAAACATACTTTGAGTTTTCGCCAACGTGTTCGCCATAAATTCGGTTACGGCGGTGTCTTTGTCCCTTACTTGTAGCTGATACAACTTGTAAATGTTATCTTTCCTGTTCATCGGTCAAAACTTTAATAAGCGTTGTTAATTCGGCTAACACTTTCGTATTTTCCGCAATCGTGTCTTTTAGGTGTTCCGTTTCTTCTTGGTGCACCTGCCTTTGTTTCACCATATACCAAAACAATGCGCCACACATCACAATCGGAAAACCCAAACTTGAAATGATTTGAATAATAGTATTTGCGTCCATATCAATAAATTTTTAGTTCCTATTGCAAAGGTAGTTATTTATTTTCGTAAAAACGTGCGGTTCGGCACGAAATTTGCACCAAACCGCCGTTATTTTCATTTAAGCGAAACAATGTTTGTCTTTGCGCTTGTAATTAAATAATTGCGTACTATTTCGCCGACTTCGTTGTCTTGGTAGAAAACTTTGTCTATTGCGAAAAACCGTGCGACTTGTTGTTCAACATAACTTGCCGTACTCAACAACTTGCGTTTGTAGTTCGGTTTGCCGTTCATTTCCAGCGAATAAATAAGGCTGTTTTCCTCATCTTTTATCGGGGTTGTCTTTGCGTGTATGTACGTGAAACATTCGTTGCCTACTTGTATAATGTTGCCTTGCAAAACAACATCGTTAAACTTAATGTAATACACAAACAACACGTCTTGCGGCTTGTACTTGCAAGGCAAATGCGGATATACTGCAAGTTCCCACTTACCGCCTGTAATCATCTGCAAGTTCTGGTTATCGAAACAAAAATACTTGTTGCTGGCTTTGTGCTGCACTATCGTGCTGCAATACTCAACCGCCACTATTGCGCCGTGTTCGCCAAAGCGGTATATATCAATAGTTCCCTGCTCCATGAAAGGCACTTGCTTCAATCCCATTTCAGTAAAGTACGGGCAAAACTTGTTTACCGTGTTCCCCAGCATAAAAACCTTAACATCGTTGCGCTGGCGTATTATCGTGCTTAACAAGTTCATAAACAACATAAACTCATCGGGCAAATAATACCGCCGTGTCAAAAACTCATCAAACACAATCGTTGTAACATTCGGGTAACTGCTGCTTTTTTCGTGTTCCTGCTCTGAAAGGCAAAACCCGTAACAAAACGGGGTCGGGTCGGGTGTCCGCTTGTTTTTCTCTGCATCGTAGTAAGATAAAAACCATTTGTTCGACATATAGAACACTTCGTTAAATTTGCCCTCTGTCAGTTCCTCAATAAGCCCGTTTGCCACGTGATTTGCAAACAGACTTTCGGCACGTTTGCCCCGTAAGTCCTCACGCCATCGGCGTATATACGCCATTTGCTTGCCCGTCTTGATATAGTTTTCCAAACCATATTTTAAGGCTGCATAAGTCTTGCCGTTTGACCGTTCGCCAAATATAACATTATAGTCGGCGTTCTTGCTTAAAATCGCTTTCAAGTCGTAAAATTTCGGCTTGTCTGTCTTTGTCTTTCTTGTTGTCATAACTCTTTTATTTTAGTCCTTAAATTTAATACCTCGCAAATAGTTTATGTACATAACCGAAAGGGAAAGGCTGTAACCCGTTGGCTCTAAATGTACGCCCGTGCGTTCGTTGTAGTGCGCCGTGCTTCCTTTGTAGTCGGTTATTTCGCCTTGTATCTCGTAGTCTATGTACGTGTGTATGTTCTTGCCCGTTGCCGCTGGCGGTATATCCAAATAATTAGTGAAAGCGTCAAAGATACCGTTTGCCCCGTACTTTTCAATAAGGTAGGGAATTGCGGCTTTTTTGTTAACGCCCGAAACGGTTAAACTAAAATCGTATGCCCGTCCGTTTGCTTTTAGTGCGTTCGGTTCTTGCACCATATACCGTTTAGCCCCCAGCGTCTTAAACCGTGTATATGTTCCTTCAAAATCCCAAACGCCCAAAGTCTTTGTTATGCCTTTTATCGTTTGCGGCTCGCAAAGTGAAAACGGCAAACCGTGGTACTTACACGCCGCCCGTAATTTCATTTGCACCTGCATATTATAAGCCTTGAAATATGCTTCATGCGCTTTGCCGTTCATTATTTTAATGCTGTCGGTGTCGCTGTAAATATAATCGTCTTTCGCTTCATGTATGCCCGTGAAAAGGTTGCGCCGTGCGTATGCGGTTACGAAAATACCCCACGGGTAAAACAAAAAACGGTTCTTGCTGGTATTGTACTTGTATAAGAGTTCTTGCTTTTGTTCGGCTGTCATTGAGTTAATATCCCATTCGCCGTTATATGTAAACTCATCACGCAAAGGGTTGGTAACACTCATACCGTAACAACTGTTTAACATTTCCTTGCTGTTAAGATATTCCACTTCTTTGCCCTCAACACCTTTTAATTTCGTCTTGCTTTCGTACAAATGCATGATAGACTTTACAAACGGGGTCGGCAAATAGTCTTTCTTGTAACAATACATTTCGCCAACACGCATACTTTCCCACGTATAAAAGTTTTTGAGTATATTAAAATCTACATCGGTTATTGTCAGTGCTATTTTTGAAGCCGCCACAATGCGCCCGTTATTTTCGCACGGGTTTTCTTTCACAAAACATTTGCTTGCCGAAATCGGGTTGTCTTGCGTTTCGCTGGCAAATATGTTGGTAAACTCAATATCGAACACGCAACAATACTTTGATATTAAAAACTCAAATTGCGCCATACTCTTAACCGTGATTGCAACGCCTTGCGACATCGGGTATTTTTCCGCAATCATTACATACGGGTAACTGCTTGTAAAGTCGTAACTATCCACGTCATACATTATTTCGTCTGTATATTCGGCGTTTGCGTGTGTAAAGCCGCCTGCAAACGCACGTTGTAACATATTAAATTCATTCATACCCGTAATTTGTAGTTCCTGCATCAAGTTTACGTAATCCCAATTCGGCACGGTCTTGCCTGCATCGCTTTTTTCACGTAGGCAATGCGCACGGCAATACTTGCGCACAAACCCCGTCTTTGTTATCGGTATGTGCGTTATCCCCTTGCTTTCCTCGATACGTTCTTGTATGTAGCACATCACGACTTTAATATCGTTTATGCAATAATGTATTTCCGCATCAGTAAGCGGCGTTTCGCTGTGCCTTATTTGCTGGTAGTCCAAATCGCCAACGGCTTTTGCGCACTTGTATTTCATAAGTTGTTCGCCCAACTTTGCAAGCGAATAACCCGAAAGCAAGTAACTGCATCTAAACTCAATGTTGCCCGTTGTTATCGCATAAATCGGTTTGCGCAAATCAATACTGAAAACCCGTTGCCACTCAAACCACTTGCGCAAAAACTGAAATTCGTATGAAAGGTTATGCACATACACAATAAGGCGCAATTTGTCGGATAACTGCAAAACCTCGCTTACGGTCTGCATCATCGCAACAAACTCGCCCCACGTGCGCCCCATTATCGTATATCCGTTTATGCCAAACTGCCAAACGTACATAATAGCGGCTTTCTCTAATTTCGCCTTTCGCCCGTTCCCGTCCTGCATACGCTGCATTTGTTCGTATGTGTACGACCGTCCGTCCGTATCACGGTAAAAACTTGTTGTTTCAATATCAAAGGCGCACGGGATATTGTAAAACCTTTCGCCCTTGCTGTTTCCGATAATGTTCTTTTCGTTTACGGCGGCTTTCAGTACTTCGTTTATTTCGGTCGGGCTGTTTATTCTTTCTTGTAACTCAAAAGGTATTTTTTTCATAACCCAAACTTATTGAAGTTGCGCAAAATGCGCTCTATATCGTTTTGCATATCCTCCATTTGGTCGGCTACCTCATTTGCTTGCCGCTCTATCTCTGCATCAATCGCCCGTGATATGCTTTGCGCTTCACTCTCAATTTGTGTGCTTATATCGCTTGCGCTTTGCTCCATTTCGCCCGTGAAATCCTTGTACCGCATCAAATACCGTTCCACGAAATCACTATCGGAAACGCTGTTTAACTTGCCCTGCAAGTTCCTTGCCATAAGGCTGTACTCATCGGGCGTTAAATCGTACATACGTTGCAAATGTTGCCCGTACTGCCTTGCACCTTGCGCCGTACTGGTTGGCTGGCGTAAAAACGAAATCGCCTTGCCGTACTCAATTTTTAGGGTGTTCCAATCGCCTTTCATTGAAAACTTGGTAAACCCCTTAACATCGCCTTTGTTCAACGCTTGCACGGCTGGTGAAAGTTGTCCGCTTTGCTCTATATTCTGTATTCGGCGGTTCGCCATTTGAAAAACCCTTGCAATCTCTTTTCGATATTCGGGGCTGCTTTCCACGGCTTGCAAAATCTCTTTTTTGATTTTCGCCCGTTGGGTCGCACCAAATACCGACTTTGAAAATTTAATCTTGTAACCTAACTTTGCCATACGCTGTTATATTAAATAGGGGTTACAAACATTGCAACCCCTATAAAGTTAAACATAACTTTTCAAACTCTTACAAGTCCACGAACGAAATAGAGTAACACTTCTTGCCGTGACTCTCATACTCGTAAATCGTGTACCCGACTTTGCCGTCTTTGATAGTTTGTACCGCCTCATCATCGGCAAGTATTTCACGCACCGTTTCGGCGGTGTGGCTTGGCAGGTTCACCAGCCGTTTGTTTTCCTCATCAATAATTACGGGGCTGTCGCCTAATTGTGATTTGTGGACATAAAGCCCATTGATTTTGTGTACCACATCTTTGCCGCCCTCATTTTCAGAGTTGAAAATATCGGCTAACTTGGTGTACTGAAAATCGGTTGTGTCAATACCGAAAGTTGTCTTGTTAAACTTGCTTGCAAAACTTTTCATTGTAGTAATCTTTTAATTGTTAAACTTGGTGTTAATTGTTATTCGGCTGTCTGTCCTTGCGGTTCACCGTCAAACGGCAAGTTCGGTTCGGGGTTTGCTTGCGGCTTCAAGTCCATAAGCCACGCACGAAAGCGGTTTATTTTCATAACTGCCCGTTGGTTGCGGCAAACTTCGTTACACGCCATAAGGCTACCCAACGCCGACAAAGCGGCAAAACTAAACTCGTCAAATGCGTTTCTTTTTTCTTCCATTGTAGTAAACTTTTAATTGTTAAACATAGACTTCTTAAATTTCAACGTGCCGTTGTGCTTCACTACCGTTGTATCGGTTGTGATTATCGTAGCCTTGCCCCGTACCGTTGTGCCCTTTGAAACGGTGCAACCCTGCAAGATTGCAGATAAAAACAACATCGCACCACATACGGCGAAAATCATAACACACATTGCAACTTCTTTAATTGCTTCTTTCGGTTGCTCTCTGAAATGTTGTAGTAACTCTTTCATATTTTCAAATCGTTTAATTGAACACTGCAAAGATACAACATTTTTCTAACATACAAGCATAAGCGCACAAATTATTTTCGTTTTAACTTTTCTTAACTCTTGGTGTTGTGTTCCACGTGAAACATTTTTATTTCGTGCATCGGTGTGGCAGTGTTCCACGTGAAACAATTTCACGGGCGCACACGCATAACAAAAACCGTGCCAAACTTGTGCAAAAGATGTTAAATGTGAGCCATAGCAAAAACCGTGCCAAAGTCTGTGGCGAAATGTTAAAAAACGGTAAAGTGGCGACCCAGCAAAAACCGTGCCACAAAGTGTTTGCAAATGTTAAAAATGCGTTGGGAAACGTTAAATAAGGGTCAGTAGCGTACCTTT